GGGCCGACGATGTGGATGGGGATGATGATGATACCTACGTAGACCCTGGCGACCCGTATGGTCGGACTTGCATCGAGAGGCACGGCCAGATATACAGCCTGGAAGATGCCGGCAATATTGACGACCATCCGAACGGGACTTTGAACTGGCAGCCGATGCCGAGGAATTACCGACCAGAGGAGACCGCATGATTAACAAGTTCTATATCTCTGACGCAAAGGTCTTAGATGACCGCGCCGGCATCGTAGAGGCATACGTGAATACGATGGGAGTTCGGGATGCCGATGGCGATATAATCGACCCTGCCGCCTTCGATAACAGCATCCGGGCCAACCTCCCGATTCCGGTCTTGGCCGGACACGACCAATCAAGGCTCGTCGGGAAGGTCTTATTCGCTCAATCAGAACAGACTGGCGCCGGCAATGAGCATCGTCTATATACTAGGATGCAGATGAACATGGACACCCAAGCCGGTCAAGAGACCTACTCAAACATCGCGGGAGACTATATCCGCGAGTGGTCCGTAGGCTTCAATCTCCCCGAGGGTGACGCGGTCGCATATGACCGGGATGGAAAAGAAACCACGCGCCGTATCTTGAACCTGGATTGGGTCGAGGTCTCCGCCGTCATCCGCGGGGCTTCACCCTCAACATCGACCATAGCAGCCAAGACTTTGAAGGCTCCGGACACATATTCGACCAGAGAAGCGGCCGAGGCCAGGGCAACCGAACTAGGATGTTCAGGCTCCCACTCGATGATGGTTGAGGGTGAGGATGTTTTCATGCCCTGCCGGACCCACGCCAGATATCAGGCTGTAATCGATGGCCATGAGTACGGGGAACCAGAGCCTGAGACTAAGCCGTTCCCAAACTTCCATGCTTGCCGGATTATGGACCCGGATTCCTTCGACCGATTCCGTACCTCCTCGGAGACCATCGAGGAGGGCGACTACGATGGCAAGTCGGTCGAGATACTTTTCGGTCGGAACCAGGAGACCGGAGAGTGGGCACTTACGTCTTATCGGCTGCCGCTTGAGGAATGGACAGAGGCCGAAGCTCGGTCATTCTGCCGCGCCCATGATGGCATCCTATTTGAGCCAGCAACCGGAGAGGCTTCCGCTGACGCTGCCTCCGACACGGTCCTCGTGACCGCCTCGGACACGGCCAGCCAGACGTTACGCCTCACCCGCTTACGTCTAAACTTGAAATCGAATCAGGAGTTATAAATTGGATACAAAAGAACTTCGCGCCGAGGCCGGCGCACTGTTGGACCAAGCCCAAGTCGCTATCAACGAGGGCGAGATTGAGACCTTCCAGAGGTTGGCAGACGAGGCTCAGGCTACCATGGAGAAGGCTGACCAGGCCGATGCAGCCGCCTCTCAGGTCCGGAAGCTTCGCGGTGAATTCAACCGACCGCTGAACAACATCCCGGTCACATCACAAGATGTGGCAATCTACGACCCGATGGACAGCACCGCCAGGATAAAGGGCGATTATAAACCGGCGTCATTCATCAAGGGGCTGCCGGCGATGGCTCAACCGTTGTGGGTTCAGGAACAGATGGGCGACAACGTCAAGGACGAGGCCCGGTTTATGAGCGACACCTTCGTCAAGTGGCTCCGGTCTCCTTCCGAGGATATGTTCTGGAAAACGGCCAGCCCGGACGAGATTAAGGCGATGCAAGAAGACACCGATGCGGAAGGCGGCTTCTTCGTTCCAGAACAGTTCATCAACCAGACGATTCATGACACGGGAGTCCCAGGTTCCCAACTTCGGAACATCTGCACAGTCATCCGGGTCGCATCCAAAGACGGGTATCTCCCGACCATGGCATCGGCGACTTGGGCGGCAATAGCAGAGGAAGCGGCGCCGACCGAGTCCACGCCAGTCGTGGGCCAGGTGACCTTCTCCATTGAGAAGTCCGGAGGGCTGGTCAAGGTCAGCCGCGAACTTTTGGACGACTCGGCCATCAACCTCCCGGCCTTGCTCTCGCAGGTATTCCAAGAGGCGGCTGGACAGTTCGAGGACGTTGGTATCATCAGCGGTAATAATACGACCCAGTACGCCGGCATCATGTCCGATGGGGATGTGGCGTTCTACACGATGGCCAACGCGACCTCGGTCGTAGGGGCTGACTTGATTGGGACCTACTACGCCCTCAACGCACAGCACCGGGCGAATGCTTCGTGGGTTATGAAATCTTCCATCGCGGCGCTCGTCAACTCAATCGCTATAGCTGCCGCCGGGGTCCATAGCATCCCAAGCCTGACCGCCGCGCCGGCGGACTTCATCCTCGGCAAGCGGAACGTCTTAACCGATGTTACGAGTGGCTTGGGTGGCACCATCACAGCCACTGAGAAGATAGCCATCTTCGGGGACTTCAAACAGTATTACATCTTCGACCGGGTGGGCTTCACCATCCGCCGGAACGACTCGCTCTATATGGGCAACGACCAGGTGGGCTTCTTCGCAAGCCGCCGCGGTGACGGTCAAGTCGGCCTCGCCGCCGCCTTCAAGATTTCACGCGCCGCCGCCTAATCAGCGCACCCTAATATGCAGGGAGGCCCATGCATGGAAACGCACCGGCCTCCCTGCAAAACTCAGGAGGATACATGGCTAAGACAATGTGCATCCAGAACTTTTCTTCGGGGGACGGCGTGGCCTACGAGGCGGGCGTGGAATATGACGTACCGGCAGCGACCCTCAAAGCCAATCCCAATTACTTCAAACAAGGTGGCCGAGGGTCGAACAAGATGGCCGCAACCACCGAAGATAAGTCGGCCGATGAGGTCGAAACAACCTAGTGGCGACCAGGCATACATATGCCTCGGCCGACGACCTTCGAGATTACCTGGCCGGAACCTCTTATAGCTCCGGCTGGACCGCCGATGCCGGGAGCATCCGGAGGGTACTGGAAGCCGCTTCCCGACGCATCGACCTCTATTGTGAGGGCGGTACGTTTGGGCCATTGACCGAGACCAGGGTCTACGATATAGGGTCCGGCTCGCTCATCCAATCTCCTCAGTACTCGGTCTTGGCCGGCACTGATGATATTGCCACAACGGTCTTTCTGGCCAATGTCATTCCGCTGGACGGATGGCTGGTCTCAACGACCACGGTGACAGCTTACGACGACACCGACCGAGGGGCGAGTACGGTCTTGACTGAGGGTTCTTCGAATGACTTTTTTCTCATGCCCTACAATGCCAGCCCGAAGACCATCTTCAAGCTGAACGAGGATACATCTAATACTTTGGATGCCGGCCAACAGACCCTCTCAATCTTGGGAGAGTGGGGCTATACCTCAGACACGCTATCAGTCACAACATCGGACGCTATAGGCTCCACGACCGCGACCTCGGTCAGCGTGACCAGCGCAAGCGACCTCGGTCCAGCGCAAACCGTTCTAGTCGACTCTGAACAGTTATATATAACCGCAATCAGCGGGAACACCTTGACCGTCGAGCGTGGGGTCAACGGGACTACCGCGGCGACCCATTCCGGAGGTGCCGCCTTAACGAGGTACGATTATCCAGAGTTGGTCGTGCAGGCTTGTCTCGATGTGGCGAAGCTGACGTTCAGGAATAGAGACCTGGGACCGGCCTCGGTCATAGGTTCTGGTGAGATGGCCATGACCACGGCTGAAAGCGAGGTTCGGTCGGTGCTGATGACCTTGGCAGATTACCGAGTGACCGGCACGACGAACGGAGTGATATTCTGATGGCCGAGGCTTTCGATGTTAAATTTGAGGTAACCGGTCCGGTTTTTGACGGGTCCGGTCTGAGGGTTATGCCCGGAATTGTTAACCGCGGCCTCATGGATATAGCGATTTTGGAAGGGGCCAATAAAGTCAAAGACCAGTTATACGGGCCGCCGGCTTCGCAGTATTGGAAGACTGACCCGAGTCAACGCCACGGTGCCAAAACCCGGACATTAAAGAGGGCCGTTGGCGTGAGGGAGGAGGAGAACAACGTGGTCATAGTCGATGCTCACTCCAATAATACGAGCGGTAAGCCAATCAATTACGCCCGGAAGGTTGAAGACCGTTATCATATGTTCGCCAAAGCAGCCGCCGCCATCAATCGGAACAAGGCGGCATTATTGGAAAAATACATCGGGGACGCTCTAGTCGAGGCGTTCCGATGAGCCGGTCGGGAGCCTTGGACAGAATAGATATTCTATTATCCACAATCACCGACCCACCGTTTACGGCAGTCGTTAGGGCCGAGCCGTTGGCCCTCTCCGGCACTCCGGTCCTGGCCTATTGGGTTCAGAGCCGGTCGAACGGCTGGCAGACCCTCGGGGATATTGGCTCGACCACGACCATCATGGTCAGAGTCTATTTCAGACTTCAGGCTTCGACCGATGTTCGTGAGAGCATTGAACTCGCTTTGTGGGATGCCATGGTTGAGGTCGACAGCAAGCTCCGGTCAGATGCTAACCTTGACGGCAACTGTACCGACTCAACGGTCGGGTCCGCGACGGTCGCCACGATAGATATTGGTGGTCAGCTATACCGGACAGCGACCATCCCATTCGATATTCAACTCTATGAAGAAGTGACCATCACTCCGTAGGAGCGACCAATGGCAAAGAAATCAGGACTCGGACAACAGATATTCGTCAACGGTTACGACCTCAGTGGCGATGTTTCCGCAATCAATAACGCCGGCTCACCTAGGGACCTGCTAGATGCAACGGCTCTCAACGCCTCGGCCCATGAGAGGTTCGTCGGGTTATCGGATGGGAACCTAGGAGTCTCCTCTTGGTTCAACGATGCAACCGAGCAAGAACACGCGGCCTTCTCAAGTTTGCCGACCACCGACCGTATCGTGACATGGGCTTTCGGGGCGACCCGCGGGGATGTTGCCGCTTGCCTGGTCGCCAAACAACTGAATTACGATGGGTCCAGAGGAACGGATGGGTCGTTATCTTTCACGATTGATACCCAGGCCGCATCCGGAGTCCCGCTTGAGTGGGGCAATACCCTAACGACCGGCAAGGAAACGCACTCGTCGGCAGCCGTTTCGGACAGCCGGGACGATGGGGCCACGACAGGATATGGTCTGGTAGGCATCCTATCAGTCACCGATGTTGATTCCGGAACGGTGACCGTGAACATCCAGCAATCAGCCGACAATGTAACGTTCGCAAATATTTTAGGTTTCGTAGCGGTCTCCGCTGCCGCGGCTCCGACCGCTCAGAGGTTGACGCTCAGTGGGGCGATATTGCGTTATCTCCGGGTATCGACCACCGGCACATTCAGCAACTGCGATTTCTGCATGGTCACCAGGAGAGGAACCCTGCAGGATGATGTCAGTCTCAACGCATGAGCATAGGACGTATCCGGCCTCAGATATTCTTGAGCCTGTTGATTCTTGGCGGAGCTGCCGGAGCCGGCATCTGGCTTGGAAATGAGGTCGCCACCGGAACGTCGGTGGGCGGGATAATCGCATTGAGTATGAAAATCCTGGAATCTGATTAAGTAGGAGGACAGTATGTGCAAGCGTTGTGGATGCGGCAAGCCGCGCAAGGGGTAAGGAAATGAGATTACTCTGTTGGATAAATGTCCACGATTGGCGTCTTGAGGGATGGTCGGGCCGAGTCTGCTGCCGTTGTGACCACCGAGAAATCCTGATTTATACCGCTGTGGGCGGCGCAGTTTGGGAGCGGGTTACGTGAAGCCTCTCCAACTGGGTCTAAGTCTGATTCCGGTGGCAATCATCGTCATCGGTCTTATCGGATGGGTCGTAACCCTCCGAGGTAATATCGACTCGGCCCTGGAAAGTATTGAAGAATTACGAGAGGCCCAATACGACGACACCGACCTGATGGAACGGGTCCAAGACCTTGCCATCCAAGCCGAGGAATCAATGACAAAGGTCATGTGGGTCATGGAGGAATACGGGCCGGCAATCGAGTCGATTAGAGACCGGGAACTGGACACCGAGATGGCCGATAGGGTATCCGACATAGTGACCAGGCAGGCGGTGGTCGAAAATGAAATGCGACAGATAATGTCGGACCACCAAGGCTTCGCCGACGTGCTCTACCAGCTCGGCGAGCAGGGTCTAATCGAGCGCCGGGAGTACGGGAACTATAAATGACGACCCACTGGAAGGCCGCAAGGCCAAGGGATACCCATTGGCGCGAGGCATCTTGCCGGGAGGTGGGATGCCCACAATACGTGAAAGGATGGCAGACCGTCTTGCCGGCCAACGATACTATCAATGCCGGATATATCAGGCGGTCGGGCCTGGGCTTTCGGGAAGAATCCGAGGGTCAGCTCATCCGGTTCATCTTCGAACCAGGGCAAGAATGTTTCAAAGGTCGGGCCGGCGAGCATCGGACTCCGGTCGAGCGGGACCCTATACTCTGGCGTGATAACCTGGTGATGGCTCCGCTAGAATGGCTGGACAGTATGAACGACGACCTATATCAGATAAAGGCTAGGAATTAGGAGGATGTTATGGCAAAGGAATCAGGACTAGGCTTCAGCGTGATAGTGGACGACTCCGGCAGTTCGGCCAGGACAATCAGCAACGATATCACAAATCTGGATTTCTCTACACCGCGGGAAGAACAGGATATCACCGGTCTCGACAAGTCGGCCAGGGAACGTCTGTTGCTCCTGGCGGACTTCTCGGTCACTTTCAACGGGGTTTTCAACGATGCCACCAATATGAGCCACGATGTGTTCAAGACGGTCCCATCGTCCTCTGTGGCTCGAACGGTGACCATGGCAATCTCCGGCCAGACCCTAGCGTGCGAGGCGTTCTTCTCCGACTACGCTCTCAGCCGGTCGTCTTCCGGTGAATTGACCTGGTCAGCACCTGGCGCTTTATCCGGTGGTGCTGTTCCGACGTGGGCCTAAGTGGTAGCGGTCAATGGAGTGAAAGCCAAGAAGGGCTTTCGGCTACCTGAGAGGACTGCCCGGATAACCTTTGAGGGTACTGATTACGACGGGGCCGAGATACGGGTCCGGTTGAGCGTCAGTTTTGCCCAGTTCATCGCGCTGCGTGAATCAGCCCAAGGTGAGGACCAGGAGGGCATGGCTCGACTATTCGGCGAGACTGTCCTCATGGACTGGAACCTGGAAGATGCCGATGGTGAGACGCTCTCGGCCGATGGGGATGGGATGCTGCTGATACCCTTGGACCTGGCTAACCTGGTCGTCCAGCATTGGGTCGAGGAGGTGGCCGGCGTGCCTGCCCCTTTATCCGAGCCATCCGGAGATATAGACACGTTGGCGGCGGCATCGACCGCGATGGAAACCGCGTAGTCAAGCCGTGGGAACTAGAGGAGGCCGAACTGATTGACGGTCTCTGTCAGCGGTACTCGTGCTTACCATCACAACTCATGGAGGAGGATGCGACGATTCTCCGGATGGTGGCCATAATCCAAGAGGCCCGACCGGACGAGACGAATGGCTAACGACGTTGAAATAAGAGTCACGGCCGATACCACGAATGCCGAGGGCGGATTCAAGAAGGTCAAATCCGGCTTCCAGGGCATGAAGGATAGCATCGTCAAAAACCGAAAGGCCATCGGCCTCGGTATTGCGGCGATGGGTGTTGGTATCGAGGGCTTGGCTAAGTCCCAACAAGGGCTGACCGAGTCAAGTCGGAAGCTGGCGAATGCGACCGGAATGTCCGAAGAAAAAATTCGGGGCATGGCGACCAGTCTCAGCAACGCCACCTTCCCATTGGATGAAGCTCTCGGCTTGATGACGCTAGGAGCGCAACAAGGGCTTGAAAGTGCCGACGCTCTCAAACAATATGCCGCGTTTTGGGATACGGTCGGCGATGCCACCGGTTTATCGTCTGAAGCACTAGCCAAAGCTGGCGCAGCATTGGCGGCGGTGGGTGTCGAGGTCGGAGATGAAAAGGAACTCCTCGGAGCCTTTGGGTTAATCACCCAGGAAAGCACCGCCTCGGTCCAGGAATTTTTGGATGGTATCTCAAAGCTGGCTCCGGAAATGGCCGATATGGGAATCTCAGTCGATGAGGCGGCGGTCATTATGACCGCGATGGAGAGGGAGTTGGGCCTGACCGCCCGGACTGCCCGCACCGAGTTCAAGGAGGCGTTAGAGCAATCGGAGACCGGCCTCGCCGGAGTGTTGGAACAACTAGGCTTGAGCGAGTCTCAGTTGGCGACCTACCAGACCAAGCTGGAAGAATCGACCGGCGTTATCCAAGACAACGCCGACGCCCACGCCAGCACCAA